TTTAACGGAATCGTTACAAGTACTGATTTTAGTGCTAATATTGGCGATCTTGAAACTATTACAGTTAACTTTACTGCTAATGGTGCTATTACCTCTGCCGTTTAACTTATGACACCTAATCCTCGCACAGTTGATTTACTAACCACCGAGTTCAATGTTCGTGAAAGACGCAAGTTTGAATTGAAAAATGAAAAAGGTGAAAAAGTAATCGACTTATATTTCAAACCTTTAACTAGGTCAGACAGAATCGCTGCTACTGCTGCAACTACAAGTACAGACCCACTAGCTCAAAGTACAAGAATGCTTTGCATGTTAGCGGAACTAGAAAACGGAGAAAAAGCATTTGCACTTGCTGACGCTGTCAAACTTCAACGTGAATTACCTGAAAAAGTGTTGAATCAACTTGAATTATTTTTATTCGAGACAGAACAACCAGTATTAGGTGATGCAAAAAACGACTAGAGCAAGATAGTTGGCTCAATTTTGAGTTCTTCTTATCTTGCGAACTAGGCATGACAGTTGGAGAGCTAAGAAACAGAATGACAGACAAAGAATTTATTTTTTATGCTGCTTATTTTGAATTAAAGGCTGAAAGAGAAAAACGACACATTGAAGAGTCCAAACATCGCACACGCTAAAAAATTGTGGCTATTTCAAATATTGACCTAAGAGTCAATTCACAACACGCAGTAAGAAACCTAAGAAATGCACAAACTGCATCTAATAGGTTAGCTGGTAGTGTCAAAGGGTTATATGGAGCTTTTGGATTATTAGCGGGTGGTTTATTAGTCGCTGGTGCTGTAAGAAATTATTTTAAGGGTTATAACGAGGCCGAGAAAGCTACTATGGCTGTTCGGACTTTGGGAGTAGATGTTGATATTTTATCTCATAAATTATTAGAACTAAGTGTAAATTTAGAGGGTGCTTATTCACAGACAGAGCTATTAGCAGCTTCTTATGATGTGGCTTCAGCTGGTTTTACAGACGCAGCAGACGCAGCAACTATATTAGAGGCTTCGGTAAAGGGTGCTGTTGGTGGTATGTCTGATTTAGGAACTGTATCAGATGCTGTTACAAGTGTGATAAACGCATTCGGACTTGAGGCTAAAGAAGCAAATAAAATTGTTGATGGATTTATACAAACACAAAATGATGGTAAAATTATTGTTGCTCAATACGCTAACCAGATAGGTCGAATTGCACCTACAGCTGCAGCAGCAGGCATATCTATAGATCAACTAAACGCAGCGATAGCCACAATTACAGCGCAAGGTGTACCAGTAGAACAGACATTTACAGGATTAAATCAGGCAATAGTTTCAATATTAAAACCTACAGGAGAAGCGGAAAAAATAGCTAGAAAACTAGGAATAGAATTTAATGCAGCTGCACTCGAATCGAAAGGTTTTGAACAAATACTTAGAGATATTGCTGACAGTGGAGCTACAACAGATCAGATAGCAAAACTGTTTGGAAGTGTTGAAGCTATGAAAGCAATATTCCCTTTAATTAATGATGATCTTGTTAAATTTAACGAAAATTTAGCAAACCAACAAGACTCTTCAGGTGCTGCAACAGATGCTATGAACACAATGAATAGCACGTTATCGCAGCAATTTAGCAATATTACAAAGAATATAGGTAATCTGGTTCGAGCGCTAGATGAAGTATTGGGTCCATCACTCAAGGGAATATTGTCGATAATTGACGACATAGTAGGAAAAGCTGCAGAAGCATTGTCTCTTATGAATGATGTGCAGTTAGGTGCTGCATACCAAGAGCTTGGCAAAGCTGGTGCTGATATAACATTTGGAGAACTAGCTGGTATTGCTAATCCATTAAATATGTTTGGAATCGGTAATGAAGATATAACTGCATTTGGCTTAGAAAATATGGCTATAGATAAATTAAGAAATGTAGTTAATTTAGGTGCGGGAACAATAGCTAATGCCACGACTAAAGAAGAATTAGACAAAATATTAGTATTATTTGACAAAGTACAAGTACAAGCAAAACGATTAGTAGGTAAGGGAAATGTAGAAGAATTAAGTTCACTGATGTTCTTAATTCAAGATACAAAAGTACTTATTGCAGAAAAAGAAGCGGAAATATTAGCAATAACAGAAGCTAGTAGCTCAACAAATACTGAAATAAATGAAGAAATAGAAAATAGAAAAACTTTAATGGATAAGTTAATAGAATTAAATGGAACGGAGTTCAATCAATTAACAGAAATTGGAAAATTGTATGAGCAGATAGGCACAAGTATTAGAACTGGAATGGTTGACGCTATAGAAGGCGCAATAAATGGCACCAAGACTCTTGGAGAAGTCGCTTCAGCGGTCTTTGGCCAGATACAGAGGTCTTTGATTCAATTTGGTGTTAATGCATTTTTGGGAGGACTTCCCGGAGAAATTGGAAAATTCTTTAGTTTAGGAAATAGAGCAAATGGGGGACCAGTAAAAGGTGGATCGCCATACATGGTCGGTGAACGTGGACCAGAAATATTTACACCTAGCACAAGTGGCACGATTAGCGCAGGTACAAATATCGTTGTTAATGTAGATGCTTCAGGCTCTAGTGTTGAAGGAGATGAAAATAGTGGTAGAGAACTTGGACGTTTAATTTCTGCTGCTGTACAATCTGAGATATTACAACAACAGAGACCCGGAGGATTACTTGCATAATGGCTGCTTTTCCATCTATTAATCCAACTTATGGAACCTCTAAGAGATCAGCGCCAAATGTGAGGACGATAAGGTTTGCAGATGGTTACGAGCATAGATTAATGCTAGGTTTAAGCGCACATCAAAATCCAAAAGTATATACGTTAAAATTCGATGTATCTGAAACCGATGCAGATACTATTGAAACTTTTTTAGATGCTAGGGCAGAAGATCAAGCAAGTTTCACTTTTACACCACCTAATGAATCTAGCTCGTCACAATTCGTTTGTGAAAGTTGGTCAAAACAAGTCAGATACACAAATAGAGCTACTATTAATGCAACTTTTAGACAAGTATTTGAGCCGACATCATGACTGTCAATCAAAAGATATTTACAGATTTACAATTATCTAATCCCTCTGCAATTATTGAGCTTTTTACCTTGCAGTTAGTTACAGCAATTCATGGAGTTGACACAATATACAGATTCCATTCAGGAAGCAACCTAGATCTTAACGGAGAGGTTATATGGAAAGGTAATAGTTATTTAAGATACCCTATTGAAGTTAGTGGTTTTGCATTTCAAAAAGGCCAATTACCTAGACCCAAAGCTATTATTAGCAATAAAAATGGATTTATTTCTGCAATATTACTAGATGTAAATAAAATTACGACAGGTAATGATTTAACAGGCGCAGTTTTAACAAGAATATCTACGCAGGCTAAATTTTTAGATGCTGCAAACTTTGCTAGTGGCACTAATTCAGATGCAGACCCTAACGCGGAATACCCTGAAGAAATTTATTCAATAGATAGAAAAGCAGCAGAAAACAGAGAAGTTGTAGAGTTTGAACTTGCAGCGCCTACAGATTTAGCTGGTGTTAATATTCCTAAAAGACAATGTACTCGTACACTATTTCCTAGTATTGGAACATTTGCATAATGGATTGGAGACAAAAAGCATTAGAACACGCTAAAAAAGAAGACCCGAGAGAGTCTGTTGGATTGTTACTCAACATAAAAGGTAGAGAAAGGTATTTTCCGTGTAGAAATTTATCTATGACACAACATCAATGTTTTATCCTTGACCCTGAAGATTATGTTAAAGCTGATTCTTTAGGAGAAATAAGTGCTGTAATACATAGCCACCCAACAACACCACCAGTAGCAAGTCAAGCCGACCAAATTAGCTGTGAAGATAGTGGGCTAGTTTGGCATATAGTTAATCCAAAAACAGAACAGTGGGGATATTGTGAGCCTTCAGGTTACAAGCCACCAATCATCGGTAGGCAGTGGGTTTGGGGATTAACTGATTGTTGGAGTCTTGTCAGAGATTGGTATAAAGAAAACAAAAATATAGAGCTTAGAGATTGGGATAGACCTACAACACCACAAGAATTTAATGAACAACCTATGTTTGAAAAATGTGCATGGCGAACTGGTTTTAGAGAATTAAGACCTGATGAAGTATTACAAGATGGGGATTTATTATTTATGTCGATAATGTACCCGACTCTAAATCATGTGGCATTATTTTTTCAAGGCGATGTAATCCACCATTTAACAGATAGACTATCTTGTAGAGAGCCTTATTCAGAATGGCTGTTAAAATGTACTGGAAAGAGGTTACGCTATGCTGAGAAAAGTTAAGCTACATGGCAAACTAGCTGATTTTGTAGGCCATGAAGAATTTGAAGTAGAAGTTAGAAATATATCTCAAGCTGTTAGTTTTTTAATTCATAACTTTCCTAAATTAGAAGCATATATGAGTCCGAAATATTATCAAGTAAAAGTAGGAAATTATGCAGTTGGAGAAAAAGAACTAGACTATCCTATTGGAAAACAAGATATTCATTTTATTCCTGTCATTTCTGGTGCTGGTCGTGGCTTTGGAAAAATACTGTTAGGCGTTGCCCTTATTGGAGTTAGCTTAATGCTTCCCGGAGGAGGTATGTTTGGAACATACGGATTAGGAGGTACTGCTGCTGTAAAAGGTGGTTTTTTAACAGGAGTCGGGACATTTACTAGCGCGATTGGTGCATCTTTGGTATTAGGTGGTGTAAGCGACATGTTATTTCCTTTGCCTGAAATACCTAAATTTGAATCTTCATCTGACCCTAAATTATCTTTTAGTTTCGCAGGGCTGCAAAATACCTCAAGGGCTGGTACTCCTGTGCCGATAGTATATGGAGAGGTCTTCACTGGCTCAGTTGTAATTT